TAAATCTATTTTTATGAAAGGTATCCACCATTTCTTCTTGAAATGGATACATATCAAAATCAGATAATCCATAATCAAGTGTAGTTATTTTTATATATTTTTTAGCGAAGTATACTGGATCTTCAGCGCACTTAATCCACTCAAGTACTTGATCTTCTGTAAATTCAATTTTGGTATTTGCTTTCTTAAGAAGTGGATTACCAAGATAGTGCTCTTCAGACATAATTTAATTACACTACCATTTTACTTTATTAGCCCAATAAGCAGCAGACATTTTTCCTTTTGCTATATTTTTTGCGTGTCTAGTTTGAAATCTATTCCTTCTGCTTGCATATTCCTTAGATTCCCCTTTTTTCTTTGGGGAACCTTTTACTCCTCGTTGACCAAAACGAATAAGTTTTTCTTGACCGTTGGAACACGCTTTGACTACGTGAGATTTTCCAGTCTCAGAATCTCCAACTGCTTGTGCTTTTGGTTTGTTGCATGGCATCTCAGACTTTTTTCCCTCTAATATTTCAACCTCTTCTTTCATTTCACGTTCTTTTCTCTTTGCTGCTGCTTTAGCAAGTGTTCTTTGCCTTGCGGATTCACGTTCAGATTGAGGAATATTAATGTCAGTTAAAGCACCAACCCTTTCTCTCGGAGGTTCTATTTCTTTTTGTTCACCCATGGGTTTTACATAATTTCTATTAGGTCCTAACTTTCCCCCATCACCACCTCTATATGCATAAATTATAGGTTCTCCGGGTTTAAAATCGGCAACTCGATAAGTAACTACTTTAGAACCTGGATAAATTTTTTGCATTTCATCAGAAACTTCTATTCTGCTTGGAATTTTAGATTGGGGGAAGAATAATTGCATAGTATAGTATTTTCCTCTCCAAGATAATGTAACAAAAATATTGTTTCCAGTTTGTGCTTGAAGTCTTACTGCCTCATCTATATTCTCTTCTTTGACCGAAACACAATTAGGTACTTCTTTTCCACCTTTCTTTTTTGTTCCAACTTGCTTGTATCCTTTCCAGCAAGGATTTTCTTCTTTAATACTTCCAGATTTAATTATGTCAATAAATTCCGCATATACGTTTCCATTTGCATCTCTTACTGTATTGCTTTCTTTTTGAGTCTCCATTTTTTTCAATTTTGTATAATAATCTGGTTTTTCATCCAAATGTTGAAGTGCAGTAATTCTTGCTGAACTCTTACTGGTGGTATGTTCAAATTCAACCTTAGTTCCAATTTCTAATTGCTTTTTAATTTCTTCTACTGATATTCCATGCTTTTTAGCAAGTTCTTCTGGAGATTTGTAAGATTTCACTGGTCCTTTAGGGTCTTTCTCTTCACTCATTGGGCATTGATCTGTTCCATGAATAGGACAAGACTTTCCTTTTTTAGTGTGGGTGCAAGAACCCTCAGCAACCGGTTTACCAATACCTACTTCAGTTGGTTTTATTTTTTGTCCCGAAACTTTCATTCCTTTTGGAAGTGGTTTACACACTTCATCAGTATTGCACCAGTACATTCCCTTTCCACACTTCTCTTCACCAAGAATTTTTTCTACTAAGGATGGTTTGTATTCAGCATTAATATTTCTTATACTAGTATCTCCAGGTTTAACTAAAGGAATACTTGGACCACTTCTTTTACCTTGCGCTGCTTCCCGTTCACCAGTAGTAGATCCTTTTTGTGAAAGATTTCTTATTTTTTGAGATTTTGCACTCGCTCTAATTACTTTTGGATCTATGTTTAAACTATCTAAATTAATACCTTCATCAACAGATTCATCACTTTCAAGATACTCAGCGGCAGTATCAATATAATCAGCAGCCTTAGTAATTTTGGATTGAACCCAGGCAGGAAGTTGCTGATTTCCGGACTTTATACTTTGACGTAGATTTTTAATTGCTCTTTCAATTGAATCTAATTCATTTCTTGCCATATATCCTTCATCATCTTGCTTTTTACCAGATGCAATTTCTTTATGGTCTTCTTGAAGTTTTTTCATTTTTTCTTTAACCCAATTGTCTGGTGTTTTTTTGTTTTTAGATTTAAAAGCATTATGAAGTTCTTCAGCAGTAATATCATAAGATTTCATAATTTTTCTCATAAGAGAATCTATCGAATCATATGAAACATTAGATAACTCTAATAACTTATTTTCTAATTCAATTACTGCTTGTGATAGCATTTTATTTCTATTTATTATCTTGGTTATTTAATCTACTCTTTAATATTTTTGATAACTCCGTAGTTGATCCAAAAAAGAGGGCATTAGTTACATTTGTAGGTCCACTTGAAGTTTTTACTTCTTCCAAATCTCTTAGTTTTTTTTGTAATTCAATCAATTTCTCGGTAGAATCCGAAACATTTTTAATTAGTTGTCCAACAACTTCATACGCTCTCGGAGACTCAGTTTCCTGTGCTAATTCTAAAATACCATTTAATGCTTCTTGTCCTTTTTCAATAATAGAGTACATATTGCCACGAGCGTATTCGTAGTCCTTTTTTATGTCACTTAAAATACTTTTAGTGTCAATCGTATCTTCTAAAGGAACATTTTTTAATAGTTTAGGTTCAAGTTCTTGGGGAACAATCTCCCCAGTAACATTGAAGACTTCATCTAATTTATCAAATTTTTTAGGCATAATTCACTCAACTAAATTCTCCAGTAAATCCAAAGTTATCACCAAATTCGATTAGATCATTATCTGATGCTCTAATTAATTTAACCTCAGCACCAGATACGTGAATTGATATTGGAGTTCCATATGACCCTCTAATTACAGTAAGAGTGTTTCCATTTTTACTTTGAACTTGAAGAGTTTCATTATTTATTGTAAAGTGTGAATCTAATAATATATCCGATGCATCATTTACTTCAATAATATTTGAATCTAATTCTAAATCATTAGTAATATAAGTTGTAATATCTCCAGTGTAATTTTTTGTTGCTACGGGAGTAGAAGTATAAGTAAGATCTCTAGATGTAGAACGTGTATCTCCAGAAATAAATCCAAGAGAAACCTTTTTGATAATATCTTTGTCTGCTCCAGTAGATACTGGTCCAAAAAGATAAACCTTTGCAGTAAACTTTAAGGTATAAATTAATGCTCTTCTAGTAGTATACTCACCTTCATAATCATCTTGCATAGAAACATTATTTAAGATGATAGGAATGTCTCTTTTTTCTCCAATAGAATCTATTAAGTTTACAGTTAAAGTGTATGCTGGTTGAAAATACGGTAATATTTGCTCAACTATTTGCAACATATCATCATTTAATTTAGTCATAATACTCAGATCAAAATCCATATTATATGGAACTGGCATATATGTTTTTCTTATGTCAGTAGGATCTGTTTTTGTTTTTGCTAAAAATGTTTGAGTCGTAGTTAATTTTCTTGTTGAGTCGTATGATAAACCAGTAAATTCAAAAGACATTCTTGGCAATGTAATTTGAACTGGCGAATTTAAATTTGGTTGCTGTTCAACTCTTGCTAAGAATTTTTGAATTGGTCCATATGCAAGGGGAACATTAATGACTGATACAACTTGCCCCGCAGAATTGGTATGTTTAATAGAAATACTGTTAAACAACGATCCGAAACCTATAACAGTTTTTCGAAATATCTCGTGATAAAAATAATCAAACATTTTTTTAACCTAATTATAAACTATTTAACAAGTCAAGGAGTTCCAAATGGATTAATTTCACTAAAATCTAAAACATCATCTGCTTCATCTTGAATTGTGTCGTTCTGGCCAAATCTATTATTTGGATTAGTTGCTGGATTATCTACACCACTCGTACTTTTTCTTTGCAAACTATAAGAAGCACCAGAAGTTTGTCCAACTAAAATTTCTCCAGATGAAAATGTTCCTGAAAGATTAGAAACTTCTAAAATTTTTGTTGGTACATTCCAAGACTTAACTCTTGCAGTAACTCCACTAATGTTACCAGAAACAATTTCATTATATTGATATGTTCCAAATCCAACTATTATATTTGGTGGTGATATCTGTATTTGAGGTGCTTGTGTATAACCAAGTCCAGCATTTATTATCCTAATTTGAGTTACTGATCCAGACTCACTTATTATTGTAGATGCTTGTGCTGAAGTTGAAGCAATACCCACAAATGTAACGGAGGGAGAATATGAGTACCCTGAACCACCACTAGTTACTGTAATTACACCAACAATACCGTTTCCAATTGTTGCTGTTGCTATTGCGCCGTTTCCGCCACCACCAATAAAATTAACTCTTGGTGCTACAGTATACCCATATCCAGGATTTGTTAATTGAACTCCTTGAATTCTTAATAAAGTTTTATTCGGTTCACATAGATCAACAATTCCACTAATCATTGTTGCAATTCCTACAGCAGTTCCTCCGCCGAATGGGGCAGAAGAAAAAGCAACTACTGGAGGACTACTATACCCAGATCCTCTATCAGTAATAGTTATAAATCTAACACCACCATTCACAATAGATGCAATTGCTGATGCCGTAGACCCAATTCCAATCAACTGTAATTTTTGAGTGGATGCAAATTGCTCACGATCAGTTACATCATCTCCAGTACCATCACCATCAGATCCACCACTATCTGGATTATCTATAAATTCTATACCAGTATTAATTACTTCATCTTCATATCTGAAGAGTTCGCATCTCAATTCATAAACATAATTTTTTTTCAATTGATAAAAAGGTTTTTCGTGCTCAACGTATTTAATTTCAAATATACGATTACCCAATGGAAAATAAATTAAGTCACCTTCTTTGGGTCTAGACGATAATTTCACATCAGGCAAATCTTTAATCAATTCACGAATATAAGTATCATATCTTTCTCTTGATATAATTAAGTTTAAATCATCTAATTCTTGAATTCCGAATTTTGATAGTATAGTTCCTTGCCCACCATATCCCTCATAAGAATCAATATATGCTTCTATTGGATAAGCATAATTAAATTCTGATTGAATCACTTCTTTTATAACAGTTTTTTCTGTTATATATTGACGAGGTAAATAATAGACATCAATTCCATAAATTTTTAATTGCTCATTGATAAGATCTTGAACAAGTCCTTGTTCCGTTTTTGACCCTTGAAGAAAAAATGGATTTAGCATATATTTTAACCAATCATATCATATGGTGGAAGTTCATATGTTGAAGACATTTTTTCAATTATTGCCTCTATCTCTCTCTGAGCATCATCATAAAGTTGTCTCCCATTTAATTCAATTCCACCTGGAAGTTTAACTCCTTGGAATTTAATTAAATTTTGTCCCCATTGACGTTTAATCAATGATGTTAAATATGGTTTCAAAAATGAATCATTCCAAACTTTAGAATAATCATTTGGATCCATCATTCGGTAACAATCTATAACTAAATACTGACCAACAGTTAAAGAACTCCAATCAATATCCATATACAATCTATCTTGTCTCTTATTGAATCTAATTTGCTTTTGTGTGGTTAAAAGAAAATTAATGTCTTCCAAATAAGTTTTAACCATACTATAAGTTAATAATTCAGTAGACCCCCAGTAGTAAATATCATTTAAGAATAATTGATATTTAATACTAAACATACCACTTGCAATAGAATTAGATCCCTCAAATTGAAATACTTTGTTTACTCCCACAACGTGAGAGGGAACCTGCAAATAATTACTATTTTCATAATAATTGAATGTTGTTGCTGTGCCAACTATATTTGTAGTTACTGATGTTGAAGCGACTCCTACTCCAGATATTCCTTTTGCTCTTCCTCTATCAATATCTTGTTGAGTAATTTCATATTTTAAATATGTATGATAAACTCCATCAAAATGTCTCTCATTAAATAATTGGATAGCGTCATCAACAAGATCTTCTACTTGCTCTTCCGCTACATTAATTTCAAGTACTGGAGCACCAAGTTTTCTCAAACAATAGTCAATTAATTCTTGTCTTGTTGATGGTTGTGCCATTAGAGTTTAGATACAACTTCTTGCTGTTTTAAATATAATTTAGCGTATAATTTTGCAAAATTCTTAATAATTTCAATATCATCTATACTATCTATATCTCTTGATATTTTTTCATATTCAAACAATTTGCTAATACTTTCAAGTGTTATACTATTTGGATTCATTTACAAAATTCCTCAATAGATCTTTAATTTCATTCAAATCACTTTTAATATTGTTCATATCATTTTCAAGTGTATTAATTCTTTTTGATTCATTATATACTCTCTTATAGTTTTCTGCATATTGGTTGTATCCATCCACATCAAAATTAACTATCCCATTTGAATTTATATCTCTTGCTAGATGATCCTTATCTTTTACTTTAATATAGTCCATAATTAAATTCTAGGTTTAATGGTAGCAATTGCTCGCAATTGTCGAATAAGTGGAGGAGTTGCTTGATTAGATCCTGCCATTACAATCTTAATTGCAAAAGAATTAAAATCAGGAAGATCATCTACACTATATTCATAGTCTCGGAATGAAGAATCTGAAGTTTGTCTTACAAAGGTATCCGCAGATCCATCGTTTAATGAAGAATCTATAACTCTCTTGATTCCTTGGCCATCAACTTGATAGTTTGATGAACCTGGGAACAATTCATAATTTTGTGATGCTTGTGGTGTATCATCTCTAAAGAGTTGATAAAGAACGCGAACATCATTAGTGTCATTATGACTTGCCGTGAGTAGTACTTTAATTGAGTTTGCGGGAATCTTAAGTCTTACTGGTTTTGAGATATAAATTACTGCATGTTTGTCATTGAATAAACTTCTTATTGTATCATCATTTGCATAATCGGAGTTTTCATTGACTCCATAAGGATTATTGATAAGATTTGATGTTGTAACAGCATTAACCCGAATTGTATCAATTACTGGAGATACTCTTGAATCTTCAGTAGACATCAAGAATTCCATTGTAAATGATTTACTTCCTGGAGATTCTGTAATAAACTTTTGCTCATTAATATCTGAGCAAATAAGTTTTGGAGTATCAAAATAAGTAGTTTCATCTAAAGAAATGGATGTAAATCCGTCATCAACAAATGATTTTTCACGTCCACCTATACTTGTTCCAGTAAATGTTCTAATCCTACATTCAAGATTTGTTTTTCCAGGAAGAATATAAGAAACGTTTGGCGTAATTGCTTCAAATTGAATGTTATTTGTAAAAATTATACCTGGTGATCCGGTTTGTGTAGTTTCTTTAAAATAAAGGTCATTTGTGCGATCTGATCCTATTCCAGCATTATTAAAATCTGCATCTGAAGTGTCAATTTTTATAAAGTATGAATTCAGTTCCGTTAAATGATTTGGTGAAACCTCAGAAAAATTATGGACTTTATTAATTCTCCTTAGTGAGATTCCATTAAATTCATACTTATATACTGGAACACTTGCATCATATGATTGTGCTTGAGTTCCATCAATTCCTCTTGCAATAACTGGAAGTGTTGTTCCTGTAGGTGTAGTATAAGAAATGACTTCATTTCCAATAATTACATATCCTGGATTACTGGTACTGACTGCAACACCTTCAAAAGTTTCAAAACCAATTGATGAAGTAACAGGAATAACTGTTTGTACTGCAGTAATTGATTGAGATAATGTTGAATTTATTTCAGATTGTATTGGTCTGAAAGAACTAATTCGCACA